TTTATCTCTCGTTGGTTCGGCCCACCTGAATTGGGTTTTTGGGTGGAAACCGACAATTGGAGATATTAAGGATCTAGCAAGCATAACAGTAGCTATTGAAAACAAGATTCTTGAGTTCAATAAACTGTTAGAGAAAGGCGGCTCGCGTCGTCGGAAGTTCCTAAACTTTGGGTCTGATTCAGGCCCAGAGTACGACTTTCCTACCCACTCTCTGAGTGGTTTAGGAACGTGGTATGGAACTGTAAACACAACTTTCACTTCCAAGGTTTGGGGAAGTGTTAGGTGGGTTCCGAACAGAACTTCTCCTATTGATTTAAAACAACTTACGAACTTCAATGAAGCTCTTAAGATAGTTTTGGATCTCAGGGTACCGGATGCCTCCACGATCTGGGAAGCGATTCCCTTTTCGTGGTTAGTCGACTACTTCGTCAATGTTGGCGATGCATTGTCGGCTATCGAGGATACGGATAAAGTTCTTCCCGTTGATATTTGTATCATGCGGGAGCGCAGGATTACGTCCGTCACTAAGGGCATACGGAAGCCCGAGGATGACTATCCCTACTTACGCAAAAATAGCATAAGTGGAGGTTTAGTAGACCACGTCTGGAAAACCAGAGAGGTCGTTCATCCTGATAGTGTCGGTGACTTACTTAGCTTTGGATTTATGTCCAAAGCCCAAGCTACCAACCTGCTGGCACTCCTAATGTCTCTTGCGAGATTTAGGAAATAGCACTAAGACTATAGTGTCAGCTAAATCCCTTCAACTGGGCTACGAAATGTAGCCACTTTTGTGTGTGAAAGAACCAAGCAATGCTTAGCTCTCCTCTGACTATCACCATTGGTGCCCAGGCCTATTCTCTTAAGAGAAAGAACCAGGACAACTTCGGCAGCGTGTGGATGGATAATACCACCGTTGCCGGTACTGAAGTCAAACTGTCTATTCGGAATGCCTATGAGGGCAAGCCGAAGCAGTCTGTTTCTGGTACCGGTCTCAAGCAGACCCAATACGAACGTCATGTCGCTGACCTTGAGGTCAGCGTCACTGACGCCGATGGGTTTGTTACGACTGTTCAGTCCTATACGCATATCCGCAACTTGCGGGGCAGCGTAGTGGGTGACGTCGGCAACATTGCTCAAGCACTTGCTGTTTGGGTTAATGCCAATGCTGACGATCTGGTGGCGTGGGAAAACTAACTTACGTTAGTTAAACCCCTCGGATCAACAAGAGTGTCAGACGGACTAAGACTAGAACCATAAACATTCCATGAAAGGAAGTACTATGGATAATAGTCTAGTTCACTCGCTTGAAGGTTATGTATGTGCTGTCTTCGCAGACATCGCACCTACATACGGTAGCAAGCATGAATGTGAGCGCGATCTAAGTCGCTCTCTTCATGAACTGGGCGTCCGTGGTGAGAGATTTCTCACCATAGATCTCCCAGCCCTCCGTAAGCACTTGGAAAAGTGCCTCGAAGAAGGTTTGTACACTCCTTCTGGTCTCTACCTCTCAAGGCAGAAATCAGCGAGGATAAAGGTTCCCGCTTTTTGCGGCGATCTTTATCTACAAATCTTCGATATGGAGGGAAAGCTAAGGTCGGAGCCTAATGTTTATGCTATATCTGACTTACGTCAGCTATATGAGGGCTTTGGAAAACTAAAGCACCCATGTAAACAGGAGGCCATTGATGAAGAAGTTAACAACTTCCTCAAAAACGAAAACGAGCTCAGGAAACCAGCCCTTGACTGGCAGTCCGATTATCTCACAAAAGACGATCGTGACTTCTTCTCTAATCATTTCTGTGATGGTCTTAGCGGCCATCCAGGAATCATTGAGCAAGGGACCCTGCCAGGAATTGTTGTCCATGTTGAACAACCCTTCCGTGGAGATGTCAACACCCTTCAGAGAGTGTGTGATATCCTCGCTTCGTCATTTGGAAACTTCCATCTTGAAAGAGATGATGAAGATGTTTCCGAACGACCTAAGCATGGAACAGGTAGAGTATCTAACCAACCAAGAGTCGATTCTAAATTCGACTTTCGGAATTGGCCTAGAAAACTAGACCTGATATTTCCCTATGACAGATATGCTGTATCCGATCTCGGATATCAGACATTTCTGGATGATCCCTCTGGAAACTATCTTCGTTCTCACGAAGAACCTTCCAAGCTTATTGCTGTACCTAAGACTATGTCTGGCCCGCGCCTTATAGGCTCGGAACCGAACTATCATCAATGGATACAGCAGCTGATCCGTGCTCAAATTGAGCATAGAATTAAGGAGACTCCTCTGAACTACT